AACTCAAAACCAGTCTTGGCGCTGTCTTTGCTGACCGCCTTGCCAAAGAGCAGACGGCTGAAATTGAGTCTCGCCGTGCTTCCGAGTTTGACGCTCGTGGCCCACTCGCCTCCATTGAAAAGGCAGTCACTGCTCTCAGTGAGCGCATTGACTCCCTCGCCACTGGCGAAGGTACGACTCTCCGCAAGTCGGAAGCCGCACCTTCCATTACCGTTCCTTCCACCCAAGATTTGGCGAACATGTCATGGGACGAAGTCCATCAACTGGCTGGGAGAGCATTTAACTGAAAGGAGAGATGAAATATGGCACGAAATTACCTACGCACAATCAACGACATGGAACGCTACTACTACGGCGCTGGCTCCAACATGGGCTACGCCTACTCCGGTAGCGAACTTTTGAAGGCTGACGCACCAATGTTGTCCACCACGGCTGGTACCTACCAAGCCATCTACGGACGCAAAGTTTGGAGCCAGTTGAACCAAGAGTTCAACGCCTTCTCCATCCTTCCAAAGAAGCCTTGGGACCGAAGTGGATGGCGTGTTGTCACGGCTCGCCCCGACTCCTCCAAGGGTGGCGGCATCGCTGAGAACGGCACCTTGCCCGACACGACCAAGCCAACCTTCCAAAACATCGCTGCAAAGCCAAAGACCATCGCTCACACCTTTGACATGAGCGAAATGGCCATCTTCCTTAACGACAAGGACGACGGTCTTGGCGACATCCGTTCCATCCTCAAGGAAGAAATGGGTAAGCACCACGCAGAAGAAATCAACAAAATGCTCCTTGAGGACGCTGACGAACCTGCTGGTAACGACTACGAGTCTTTGGACCGCATTACGCTCGGCTCTTCAATGACCAACGCAAACGGCTACTTGACGAGTGACGCTGATGCTGACATTTACAGCATTGACCGTGATGCCGCTGCAAACTCTTGGTCTTACGCCGAAGAGAATGTTTCCGGAACCCACAACACCAACCGTGTGCTCAGTCTTGACCACATTGACGACCTTTTCCAAAAGATTTGGGTCCGTGGTGGCAACCCGAAGGTTATCCTTACGGGCTACGACACCTTGATGCGCATTCAGCAACTCCTCCAAGCCCAACAGCGGTTCATGGAAGAGAAGCGAGTCACCCCCACCTTCAACGGTGTGAAGGGTGTGCCCGGTGTTGAGGCTGGTTTCATTGTGGCTACTTACAACGGTGTCCCAATCATTCCTTCCAAGGATGTTAAAAAGGCCGCCTCCGGTATCAGCCGCATGTACTTCCTTGATACGGACTACATGCATTTCAGTGTGGCCAAGCCAACGCAATACTACGAATCCGGCATTGAGACCGGTGACCCATTCGCCATCAACCGCCTCGGTCAAGAGGGGCTGTACCGAACCATGGGAGAGGTGTGGAACACTTTCTTCGGTGGTCATGGCTCAATCCGCGACTTGGAGTGATGGAGAAACGACAAAAAAAAACATGGAGATGATGAAATATGGCAGTAACTTTGACGAACGGTGGCGGTACTGAAACCGTCGTTTTTACGAACACTTTTGAACTGGACCTGTACGCTGGAACTCCCGGTGGCGACACCAACTGGTTGGACGGCAACGCTGGCGGCTCTTACCCCGGCAGCCTTACCGGTTTCCTTGCATCCAACAGTGACGGTAACGCCGTCGCTGGTGCAAAACTGGTTTGTGGAACTTTGGCTACGATTACAACGGCTGACACCTTGACGGCCGGCGGAGACGGTAGCCAAGTCCTTGCAGTTATTATTGGAGACACCGCTGACGCCGCTGACGCAGTGACCGCTACGGTCGCTGATGGTGTTGTGACCTTTACGGTCGTAGGTGGACCAACGGCTACTCTGACGACCATGTGGGCAATTGTTGCTTGAGGTGACTCTTCTGCCTACTATTACTTCACTTGGCCCTTACTTTGAGCGGGCAGTTCCCGGTATGAAGCGAACTGTTTGCTTGCGAGGTGTCCCCTTTGAAGTGACGCAGGAATGGCTTGACCATCACCGGGCTTCGTTGAGCGCCAAATACTGGCGCATTGAGGGCGATGCAGGTGTTACGGTTGACGAAGGCAACGATGGCATCCCCGATGCTGGCTGGACCAAGAAGGACCTTGTGACTTGGATGACAGAAAGAGGACTTGAGGTTGGCGGCTACGCCACCAAGGCCACTCTTCTCAAATCCGTCAATGCTTTCTTAAACCCGGAACCCGTAGCCGAGCCAGTGGAAGAGGCAGAAACCCCTACCGAAACAGGAGATGAATAAACATGGCAGTATCAATTGACCCCCGACCAACCTACTTTGGTGACCGAATGATTGTGACTGGAAGCACCACTGGTGCTGAAAACATTGACCTCAGTGCCCTCTTGTCATCTATTGATGGCGGCATGGTGAACGCAAAGACGACGGCAGCAACCGTGACTCACGCCATTGACGGCACGACCTTCAAGGTCGGTGGGGCATGTACTTTCGTCGTGATGGGTCGCCGATGAGGTGACCTAAATGGCTAAGACTGCTACCATCTTGGGGCCTTTCGCTCCTCGTGACTTGCAGGACAGCACGGCGAAGACGGCCATTGAAGCCGCCATCGTTGCGGCTATTGGTGCGAACACTCCGGTGTCGGCAGACCCGCAAGTCATTCTTGGAAACCTGTACTTCATCGTAACTACCGTTTGAGGTGGCGATGATGGACAAAGCGACTATCGGTCTTGACGAAGTGGAGCGCCTTGAGAAGCGAGGCATTCGTCTTGCGGAGTCTTTCGGCACTGGTTCAGTTCACAACACTGAGCGTCCTCTTGAGGGCATTACTTCCAAGCAGCGCATCCGTACACGCAAGACTGGTGATGTTTTGAACATCGGCGCAGGTACTCGTTGTACAGATTGCGGTATGCTTTACTTCTGTTGGGTTGACAAGTGCAGAACTTGTGGCAAGCAAATGGATTATAACTTAGGGCAGCATGGTGAGTGATATGGGGCGAGTGCTTGTCCGGAAAGCGATAGGCGATGATGACCTCACCACCGCAGAGGCCATGCGTGAAGCAGAAGAAAGGAAGCGCAGGGAACGAGTGGCCGAAGCGGAAGGTATGACCGCCGCAAAGGAAGGGTCAATCAATCCACTGACAGGTAAAGTCCGTGTCAAAGATAAGTCAAAAATCACCTACACCGCTGCCGAGCGCAGGGCACGAGAAGAACAACTCGCCCGTCGCCGAGAAGAGATGGGCCCTGCCCTTCCCGGTAAACGACGGGAGGCTTTTGAAGAGCAGGACCCCGCTGACCGTACAACCACAGACTTGTCACCCGGTTTCAAGTTTGGACTTGATGCTGCTCGCACTAAAATGCGGGGGCAGATTGACGAAGCCACAGGTAAACCGCGAGAAAAGGGCTTCATTTCTTCAAACATCGCTGCTGGTGAAGAAGGAGCCGGTATGGGAGGCATGCGTATCATTGACCCCAGCGGTACCAGTGCCTTTTTCGGCCAAGGTGGACAAAGCCTACAGGGTCGGAAAACGAATTATGGACTTGGGTTGAGTGGACGCAAAGGGGCTAAACGCGCCGAGCGAGCCGCCCGAGACGCAGGTCAGTACACCGAAGAAGACGAGTTGTTTACGGGTGTTCAAGAGACTGGACGAATTGACGAAGAAACGGGCGAGTTCATATACGAGCCAACGATTACTCCCGACCTCACTCCTCGTATCAAGGAGTCCATGGACCTTCGTCGCCTTCTTGGTAAAGTGTTGAGCAGGGACCCTCAACTGTTCCAACAACACTTTGGTCAAGAAGGCGTGACCATGTCTCCCGGTAGAGGTGGTGACCGGGACCCACAGGCTTTGCGTGACACTTTAGTTGAGCAAGGTCTGTCAGCGATTCGCCAAGACCCTTCTCGCCTCGCCCAGTTTTTGAAGAATCAAGGACTTACAATGGAAGCAACTCACCGTGACGCTACCGGTATGGGTGCTATGGGTCGCACACGGGTTGACCTTTCCGACCCTCGCGCCATTTACGACTTGGCGGCGTCTTTGGGCATGAGCATGCCGCAGGCTGCTATGTACGCCCAACTGGACAGCATGCTTCTTGAGCAGGGCCTTCGCATGAGTCCCGAGATGCAGCAACAAGTGGTTCAAGAACTCAATCCGCAGGGCTTCAACGATATTGGGCCTATGTTGGAGCAGAACATGGACTCTCTTGCTTCGCAAGCCGAGCCTGTTGAAATGGGTGCAGAAACGGCTATTGCTGAACTTATGGGTTCCGGCAAAGTAGTTCAGCCCGACCCTGCGCGCATGACCCCTTCTCCTTCCGACCGACCCGACCCCGAAGTTACCGCTGAGGAGCGCATGAACATCATGTTGGTCAATCACTTCAACGCCATGGACCAACGAGGCGTGGACGGAAACCCCGAAGGTTTTGAGCGTTACAAGGCTGCTGTCTTCCAAAGTTTGGAGAATCAAATGGAGATGCAAAACCGCTTGCGTGCTCAAATGGGTATGGGTATGGGTGCTATGAGTGAGGACCCTCGTTCACGAGAAGCCTATGAACAGGGGCAGCGTAGAATGCAGCAGGAGGCACTTTCAACCGCCATGGAGCAGGTTGAAATCCGTGGCGAGGCTGGTGAGTTCTTGCACCCCGACGACGCTACTTACAACACTGATATGTTCCGAGAAATGAACTTGGGTCGCCGCCAAGCAGAAGCAGAAGCAGAAATGCGACTTGCTCCATTGCAAAACAAACTCAGCGAGGCCAAGTTGCGTCTTCGCCAAATGGACATGCTGCCCGAGACACAAAAGCCAAGCGATTACCGTGAACAAATGGCGCGCATGCAAAGCGGAATTGAAAGGTTACAAGCAGAGTATGATGAAGCACTTCAACAATTGGTAGAACGAAGTGGAGTACCGACTGGCGAAAAGCGTTCTTCTGCACCAAGCGGCAGCCTCCGACAACTACAAGGTCAGCATGAGCGAGGTAATATTCCAGTCGCTGGTCAAGCAGGTGCCCAAATCACCCCTTCTCGGGCAGCCCAATCTCCTCGTGCTATGCGTGTTGCAGATGATGGTACACCAATGACCGACAGCCGACTTAACCGCACCATCCCTATGAGTAGAGATGAATTGCGCAACCGACGCCGTGCTGAGCGAGACCGGAGGAATGTTGTCGGTACGACTCGTGAAGAGTTAGGCCTTGGCGACTTTGTGGAGGAGCAAGAAGGTGCTGCGCCCGCTGAGCCTGCTGCGCCCGCTGAACCTACAGTGATGCCCGACGCTTCTGCCCCGACGAACATGTCGTTGGAAGAAATGCTTGAGCGGTTCATGGGAGGCAGTGACAAACAGACCGGGGAGTGGATGTCCCTTGGCGAGCAGTTGCTCAAGGGCATTCAAGACGACATGCGGCGAGTTGGCCTTTGGTGAGGGAGGAGTATGAGTGCCAGTAGTGTTCAGCCCCGGTGAGCCCGAAACACGGCCTCTTCGTCCCACCGAGATTGTTTACACGACGGCGCAGAAGGTTGCCGACCTTCTTGGGATTGGTCCGCAAGAAGAAGTGTTGGTGAGTGCTGATAGCGAAAGTGGAGCGGTCTTTGTCACTGGTGCAGACTATCGTAACCATGGGTTTGAGACAGGCGATTCAATCCTCATTTACAGCGATGCTGACCCGATGGGAACAACCGCGACCATCAGCAACATCACCTCTACAGCAAACGGTGTCAAACTTCACTTCACGGATGTCACGCTGACGGCTACTGATTATGAATTGGCCGACAACACCTATGTGCAGAACCAAGCGTCGTTCACCAACGGCAAGACCCGTGGTGTCAAACGCAGTCATGTGGAACAGCGCATCAAAGAGGTGCAAGACCGCATTGATAATGTAACGCATAACGCTTGGCGACCTTACCTCGTATCAGCCGAATACCTCAACTTTGATACCTACAAGCCGTATCGTCGCCGATACTTTACTGACTATGTTGGAACAACGCCTTTGTTGTTCCGTAACATTCAGCAGATTCTCCGCATTGAAATGTGGCAAGGTGACGATTATCGTGAGATTGGTTCGGCCGAGGCTCGT